TATAAGTAATTTTTTATCTTGCAAAAACTTATCTTTCTTATTCACCAGAGCATCTGAAAACAAACTGACAGAACAATCAATCTCTATGGAATGTAACTCTTTCAAAAACGTCGCTTCATCATATGCAAGGGCATCCTTTTCCTTTTCACTCAACTTATGATACTGCTCATAAGTAATACGTTCCCCTTTAATATATTTCATAATATTAAATCGGTCACTTTGATACACTACCGCAGGGATTTGATAAGATAGCTTACAGTTTTCTAAAAAACGATACAATTCAAACTCTCGTTTCTGAGAAATTCTAACAGAATCTCGTTTAGGAACTTTCACAACATATTGTTCATTACACAAAAAAGTATCACTATCATCGCCGGACGATAAATAACGGAGTTCATTTATTTTTATCTGTTTATTTAAGTGCTCATATATCTCAGCGTCCAAGTTAACCATTTTAGTCTCCTTTACACATACCTTCAGTAGAGAGAATTATATCATTGAACATACATTTTTTCAACGATTTACCTTTGCATATTATACTGTGCCATTTGCCTTCTTTTTTGTTCTCTGTATTTATCATCCAGTTTTCTCGGCTTACGATAACTAACGCATGATTTAGGCATGGAATAGGTCTTATCAATATCTGTTTCGCCTACCAGCTTATAAACCTCTGGGAATGCGATAACTAATGCGTCAAGTTTTCTCATAACTGCCTTATCTCGGGTATAAACAACTGCTGTCTGCTCCCCTGCATTAAAATTGATGACCGTTTCCTGCTCATACTTGGATAAACTGCCCATTAAACCACTCCTTTCTCTCTGACTCGTATTTTGGGCGACTCTAGACTCGTACTTTTGACGGGCAAATAATAAAGCCTGCCGTAGGCAGGCGGATAGGATAGGATAAGATAGAGATGGTATATCTCTTTTTTATCTTTTTATTTTATTCTTTTCTTTGGTTCTTTCTTTTCTGCTTTTCTTTTTCTCTTTTTTCTCTAGGAAGAGGAAGAGAAGGAAGGGGAAGGGAAGGTTGCACTGACAAGACCACAAAAAAGACATCCACTACAAACATGTTCCACTGTCCGTTTTGAATGCCTTTTTATTCTGATTTCGCTCGTTAATTATCGGAGCAAAATCAATCCATATTATTCACTTGATAATTTCCTCGTCTGCCATTTTCACAATCGCAAATTCACGATAATTATTGCCCTACTGCCTTTGCTTTCTCCGCTTCTATTTCTGCCCACGCTTTCCTCGCTTCTTCTCTTTTTCGTGCCATATATTTGCGGTTACTTGCTCGCTTTTTCTCCAGTTTTTCCTGCCTTTTAGCTTCTGCCAGCTTCTCTTCTTCCGTCAGCTCCACAACCACTTCAGGAACTACAAATCTACCGATATAATTCAAATAAATATCTACATCCTGCGTTCTGTTTGCACCACTTCCAACTGCCTTATAAACCATGATTTTATCAACAAATTCATTCAATATGGCTGGTGTCAGTTCCTCGAATGTCGTATGCTTTTTTACAAGTTCCATGAACACATCCACATCCGTTTTCTTAGCACTCATGCCCTCTAATTCAGCATTATCTCTGTCAATATCCTCTTCCAACGCTTCAAGCTCCGACTCATAATCACTTAGCATGGCATTGAAGCGTTTATCGTTCAATTTACCGCTGATATTATCCTCATACAGCTTCTTTATCAGACGATTGACTTCATTCACTCGTTTCTGCTTTTTGGCAAGCCTTTTCTCCAGTCTGACAGATAATTCTCCCTGCTGTTCTTCAGAGATACTGCATACCGTTTCCCTAAACTCTGCTTCATTTTCCACCGCATAATCACAAGTTCTTTTTATGGTTTCCAACACAAGCGTTTCCAACGCCTTTGTGGTAATGGAATGACTGCAACACAATTTTTCATAACGCTGTCTACCTCTTATATTGTTGGAGCAATCGTACCTATCTTCGGGTGCATGATATATCATCTCCCCTGCCTTAAAATAATTTTTTTTCCATATTCCCTGCGCATTTCTGTGATGATACATTTTTGCTCCACAATCTGCACAAAACACTTTACCGGTAAGAGGATTATTCTCCTCAAATACACCTTTTCTTCTTGGAGTATCTAACAGCTTCTGCACTGTTTCCCATGTATGCTTGTCGATAATCGGTTCTTGGGTATCTTCAAAGATAATCCATTCGGATGAGTCTACTTTAGTAGGTCGCTTATCCTTGTACGACTCCTTTTTTGTTCTAAAATTAACAGTACATCCAGTGTATTCCATTCTTGTTAATATGGTCTTAACAGTGCCACCTCTCCACATATACGGATGTTCCATATCAAATGACTTTATATTAACTCCCCTGCCACGAATACCCAAATAATATTCGGGTCTTTCCACCTTATCCTCTGCCAGTTCCCTTGCAATCTGATAGGGTCCTTTCCCATTCAGACACATATTAAATATCCTACGAACAACCTCGGCAGCTTCTTCATCAATTACCCATTTATCGGGGTTTTCTGCACTCTTTTTATATCCATAGCAACAGCGGTTGGTTGTATGTGCTTTCCCACTCATACCTCTTGCCTTTAATACCGTTGTTATCTTCCGACTGGTATCACGCACATACCACTCGTTCATAATGTTCAAGAATGGGGCAAATTCTGCACTCTCCCTGCGCTCGCTGTCAACACCATTGGAAATCGCTATAAAATGCACTCCCTTTTCCCGAAACATGACTTCTGTGTAAAATCCTACTTGCAAATAATCTCTACCGATACGGCTCATGTCTCCTTGTGTCAACAAAGAACCAAAAAATTTTGAAAAGCCGGAGGACGTTTCCGGGCTGGCTGCCCGCCGCGTCCTCCGACTTTTCATCAGGAGGATTATGCCTCGATTTTGTCGTCTAAATCAAAGTATGCCTCATATTGACGGATTATGTGAAGGAAGCCGTCATAACCGGTTTCGCTGATGGTTTCCAGATTTTTGTCGCTGGCCATTTCGCTGTGACCAATCATAACACCGAGAAGCCGCAAGGTATTGAGCACTGCACGTTGGTAATGATATTGCTGCTCCTGGCGGCATACACGCGCCACTTGACTAATCCCATCAATCTTTCTCTTACTCACGTCAGCCATCATACTCAGCGACAGCAGAATGCTACACACCCGATCCTGCATATCGGCAGCACAATTGTCTTTAAACGTCAACTCCATAATTGTCCTCCGTTTCTTCTGTTTGATTATCCATCAGGTCTGCAAAACAGTCCCGGAATTTCCATGCAATCTCAATCTGTGAATCCGGATAGATGTAAATATCCTGAATAAACGCCTGCGCCATTTCTTTGGTGAGAGATGGGGTATCCAGGTATTGGCTGCTCAGTTCTCGTAGTGGATTCTCCGGGGCATGGACTTCTTCCTCCAGAGCTGCCAAAGCCGATTCCTGTTTCTTTGCATCTTCATCCAGTTCCTGAACCGTTTTATCAATCTCAGCCTTCTTCTTAAGGTAGCGTTCCTTGCTGCAATCACCGGCAATATAGCCTTCATACAAAGTCAGCTTTTCCTGCCGATAGCGCTCCTGAAGCTGCTGCAGATGGCTCAATTCAGCCATGCAGGCGTTGATCCTGCCTGTCCGGGTAAACTGTAAAACTGTTTTCTGGTTTTCTTTTTTTCGATACAAAGTAAGCATCTGCTGAATGGCATGAAGCACTACCTGTTCAATGTCAGCTTCCATGAAATGCTTTTCCCGTGGACAAGATGCGCCCGGATCAGATGCCGACTTATCACAGAGATAATATACAGCGCCTTTTCCGCCAGTCCGGCGGGTCATTATCCGATGGCACTCTGCACATCGGACAACACCTTTCAATGGATACTCCCGTATTCCATGGTTGCCGCGTTTCCTGCCGAGCTTCAGTATTTCCTGCACCTTCTGAAATTCCTCATGGGTTACGATGGCTTCGTGCATATTCTCCACTACAATCCAGTCCTCTTTCTTGTTCGGAAGGGATTTCTTGACATCGACGGCAGCTTTGGACCGCTTATGCCCAACTGTTGCGCCCGTGTATTCATACTGATGCAGGATACCCAGCACTGTATGATAATTCCAGCCGTTGCTTTCTTTTCGCTTCTGAAAACGGTTCTGGTCTGGATGTTTCAGACGGAAGTAACTACCCGGTGTCAGTACGCCGTCTATGTTCAAAATCTCCGCAATCTGTCTGGTCTTTTTTCCTGCCAGTGCCAAATCAAAAATTCTTCTCACCACAGAAGCAGATTCCGGATCAATCGCCAGCTTATTGCGGATGGTCGGATGAAACCGGTAGCCGTAAGGAGCAATACTGCCCACATACTTGCCCTGCTTCATCATTTGCAGCTTTGCCGTTGTAGTCTTTACTGACAGGTCTTTGCTGTAGGACGCATAAACAATATTACGAATCACCACATCCATTCCGCTGGTAACGCCTTTATAATCGTTGCTGTCGTAACCATCATTGATAGAGATGTACCTCACACCCAGAAACGGGAACACACATTCCAGGTAGTTTCCCATCTCCGTGTAGTCCCGCATGGCTCTCGAAAAATCTTTTGTTACGAGGACGTTCAGTTCACCGGAGTGGAGCTTCTTCATCATATTCTGAAAAGCCGGACGATTGGTGTTTGTACCAGTAAAACCGTCGTCTACGAATTCCGTGCGCGGAGCATCTCTTAATTCCAGATGCCGGTTCAGAAATTCATGAATCAGCAGACGCTGGTGCTGTATGCTGTCACTTTCCTCTTTGGATCGGTGTGTATCCTCGTCAGCCATGGACAAACGGATATAAATGGCAACTTTCGGTTCTTTCATGAGATCGCCTCCTTCTTCTTTTGCATTTCCAGAACACTCTGGCACATTTCCTGATACACATCATCGTAATAAAGAACAACTTCGACCGCACCATTTTCATAAATCAGGACTTTCTCAATCATGGTATCCACCAGCTTCTGTGTCAGTTCCGTAGTGCCGGTGGCCGCCTTCATCATAGACATCCATTTATTATCCGGAGAAATGGAATCCAGAAACTTTGTCCGGCGCTGAACCGCTTCATCCATCAGCTGGCTCAGACGTTCATGTTCTTTCTCATAGGTCTTCTTAGCAAAAGAATATTCTTCTTCATTCAGAATACCTTCCACGTAGCTTTCATATAACTTGCTTCGTTTTTGATTCAGGGCATTCAGCTTCAAGCTGATACTGGAGACAGCGGCGTTGTACTTTTCTTTGAGATTGCTTTCTTCCTTGCTTCCCTTTAAGATACTGAGCAGCCGCTCGTAGTTGAGGGCAACCCGTAGCTGATCTTGTATGACAGTGAGCACCTTTTCATTCAGAACATTCTGCCGTATATAATGCTTTGTACAGTGTTCGTGTCGGCGTGAGGTATAGGTGCTGCACGCATAAGAACCCATCCATTCTTCCGGTCCCTTTTTGTCAATCCGGTGTCGGCGGAAGTACATTCGCTTTTTACAGTCCGCACAGAATATTTTCTGGTCAAAGAAATCAATCATCTGTTCCCGGATAATGGCAGACTGTTTCATTTTCTCCTGCCGGATACGACTGGCCTCCGCCAGAATATGCTGAACTGTATCGAAATCTTCCTGGCAAATAATCGCTGGATGCGTATTTTCATACCAAATCCAGTTTTCTGGATCTTCCTTATGCTTCTTGACACCCTTATAAATAGCGGTACGCATTCTGCCGTGAATCGTGTGTCCCAGATAGACCGGGTTTTCAAGAATGGAATTGATCGTGGACTTTGCCCAGCCTTTTCCAACCTGATTGCCATGTCGGGAACCATTTTCACGCTTGCGAAGTTCCGGATGGACAGCGCCTGCTTCTTCTAAGCGGTGAATCATGGAATTGACAGAAACGCCCTCCATCTTCCAGCGAAATATATTCCGCACATAAGGAGCGGCAGCCTCGTCAATTACATAAGCGGATTTATCTTCATCCCACATATACCCGTAAGGCGGGTTACGGCTCTGAAAGGTTCCGTTTTGCTGCTGCGCCAGGAGCGCCGTGGAAACCTTACGGGAAATATCTCTGGAATACAGGGCGTTAATCAAATTTTGCAGCGACACAGAGAGGGACTCCATGGAACTGCCGCAGGTAAAGTTGTCAAAGTTTTCTTTGACAGAGATGAAGCGTGTTCCCAATGCCGGAAAAATCTTTTCCAGATAGTTGCCCACTTCAATGTAATCTCTCCCGAATCGGCTCAGATCACGAACCACGATAGCCTCCACCTTACCGCTACGCACATCATCCATCAGCCGGTTCCAGACAGGACGGTCAAAAACCGTGCCGGTTTTTCCGTTATCGGCGTAAACCTCCGCAAGTCTGAGATAGGGACAGCCTGCAACATACTCCTTACAAACATCAATCTGGTTCTGGAGAGAAGCGCCTTCGTCCTGTTTTCCGCTGTTCTCTACAGACAGCCGTGCATAGATTGCAGTGACATAGGACATCTGCCCGATCTGTGCTGCCGATTCCGGCTGACTGCTGTTTTTTCTACTTTTTCTTGCCATGGTATCCTCCTATGTTCAGCCAGCCGTAGCTGGCCTTTCTTCAAATTCCTGGACATAGCGGAGCGCCAGCTCGTATTCATCCCGGTATTTGAATTGAATCTCAATCGCTTTGTTCTCGTAAATAGTGCCACCAACACCCGGCGATCCAGCTCCGAAATATTTTGGAACTGAGCAAACGCCTGTACCCAGGCACGGTTCGTCATACCGGTAGTTGCCGCCTGCGCCTGTTCTTTCTTCAGACGTTCCACGGTTTCCGATTTCTCTTCAATCCGAGCCGTATAGGCGTTGCGGAACTCCGTATATTCACTCTTTGTAATCACGCCATCTGCCAGATCTTCATAGAGCCGGAGCTTCAGTTTCCTGTACCGTTCGATTTCTTCCTCTACTTTGACAATCTGTGCTTCATAGTTGAAAGATTTCCGATTTTCCAGAGGAAGACGTTCGATAAACGTAAGCACCTGATCCAGATGCATAACGGTTTCAATCTGGTCATGGATTGCATGGAATACAACTTCACGCAGTCGGTTCTCGCTGAAAGAATGGGGAGAGCAGTTCTTTTCTTTCCGATGCTTTCCGCAGACATAATAAATGTACTTTTTCTCACTGCGCGTCACAGTCTTTCTCACCATACCCTGTTTACAGTCTCCGCAGTAAAGGAATCCGGAAAACAGATAATGCTGTCCGCTGTCATCCGCAGCCCGCATATCCCGTTTGAGCAGTTCCGACACCACCATGAAATCATCTGGTGATATTAGCGCTCCATGGGTAGCTTCTGCATGAATCCAGTCTGCTTCATCTTTCAGACGAATATCATGTACCTTGTGGTTAGGCGTTCCTCGCTTGCCCTGAGTCAGGTTGCCTAAGTAAACTTCGTTCTTCAATATTCTGGCGATGGTGTTGTATTCCCATTGGGGAACATCCCGCCGCCGAAACGCTGTCTGAAATCTTACCCCTTGCTGGCGTTTGTGTTCCATCGGAGTGGGCACACCGCTTTGATTCAGCCGCTGTGCAATACGCAGGATGGGAAAACCGTCCTTAAACATTCCGAAAATCATGGTTACGATCTCAGCTGCATCGTCATCCACCACCAGACGGTTTTTATCCTCTGTGGATTTCTGGTAGCCATACGGAGCGAAAGAGCCAACATATTCACCTTTCCGGCGCTTCACTTCCAGGTTGGTTCGGATTTTTACCGATATATCCCGGCAGTAAATGTCGTTTACCAGATTCTTAAACGGCAGTGTGATAGCATCCGAAGCACTTCCCGGTGCCAGACTGTCATAACAGTCATTGACGGCAATATAGCGGATGCCCAGGGATGGAAAAATCTTCTCCAGATAATTTCCCGCCTCAATGTAATTTCTGGAAAAACGGCTCAGATCCTTGCTGATCGCGCAGTCTATTTTGCCGGAGCGCATATCCTGAAGCATCCGCTGAAATCCTGGACGCTCCATATTGGTTCCGCTGTAGCCATCGTCTTCATCGTAAATTTCCACCAGTTCCAGGTCTGGATGGCGGGAGATATACTCCTTACAGATAGCTTTTTGACTGGATATGGAATTACTTTCTCCGTGTTCGTTGTCCTCACGAGAAAGCCTCGCATAGATTCCCGTTCGATAAATCTTTTCTGGCACAATAAAAACCTCCAATCTTTCCAATATATCACCACAGAAAGACGGAGGCTGATTCCACATATAAATACAGGAGAACAAGCCCCAGCAAATCATGACTGCGGCTTGCGTTCCTGTTTTGTTTTTGACCCGGTTTTATCTTACCATCCTGGCAGGATATTTGAAAAGGATGTCAACTGCCGGAGAGATAGACGCTGTTGACGCGTTCCTCAATGGTTGGGCCTTTCGGCTGGAACGCCAGTTTCACAACAATGCCTCCGTCTAAATAACAGTAAGGATTGCGGATTTGCCGAATATGGGATTTCAAGCGTTCCTCATATCCGGCGTCCGGGTCTAATCGGACGCTCTCGCGGTCAACCAGCTGGGTACGGTCAACCGTCCGAGGGTCTACGTTTTTCATTTCCTCTACGGATTGATACGCCACATGATTTCCCCCTTCCATCTTATGATGCGGCTCAATAAAATAGTCACGGCGACCTCCCTTCCGGGGTTCGTTATTCTATACCTATTACGGGACGGTCTTCTTTATCCGTCCGGCATCAGAATTTAAGAGGAAGCATATAGCGACGGCTGCTACCGTTGTACATCCGGTAGACCTGGTACATATACTTTTTGTAGCCAGCCATATTTACACCGAGGGAACGGCCTTCCCGGTAAATGGTCAGCGGGTCGTACCGGCGCAGCTGCTCTACCAGCCGTTTGGAACTGTATTCATCGTGATAAAGGTCAACAAAGAAGACTACACCCTGCAGAATTTCAAAGCGAAGAGAATCGGGAGCGCCGTCCCAGGCATTCACAATGTGCAGCATTCCTTCCTTGTAGATTTTCTCACCTACTTTCTTGTAGATGGAGTAAGCTGTGCCAACACAGCCGATCCGGTACTTTCCTCTGTCCTGGTTATAGTCTAGTCGCAGTCCTACATCCTCCGTCGCTTTCAGGAAAGCCACTGCATCCGGATCATTGCCGTAAACCAGCGCCCGCAGTTTCGCACCGGCGGTGAGCTGAGCAGAAGTACCAGTCTGTTGAGCAAACAAAATAGCCTCGTCCAGTTCGGAGAGGCCATAAAATACTTTGCAGCGGATGGGCAAATCCTGACCGCCATTGCGCAGCTTCCTGGCGGCGATGGTGTGCTGACCGTCAAAAACGTAGTAGTGACCGTCACGAAAGCTGACCTTCGGGTCATTAGCGATATGCTCATCAAACTCTGCCGCAATCTTGCGGACACGGTTGGGATTTAGTTCCCGCTGGTAAGCGTTACGCGGTACTTCCAGGTTCTTGCTGTAGATCATCATCTCATCAAAAGGGCAGTTAATCAGGTTCTTCATGTTGGTTCCTCCTGTTCGATTTTCTGAATAAATTGAATGGCTTCTTTAAATATTTTCAGTACCTTGCGACGGTACGATTTCTTACTTAAAAGTCCAGGATAGCTTTCAAAGCAGCGGAGACAGCGGCGGATCATGGTGGATACGGCGTCTTCCAGTTCATAGAACATTGTGCTTTCGTCGGCCAGTTCTTCCGCAGTTTCCATACCTGAAGAAATTGCAAGGATTTTCCGAATTTCTGTCATGGGGCGCGTGGGAGCCTCTGGTTCTTCCGGTTCTGACTCTGAATGAGCTTCATTTTTGGTGATCGATGAAGATTCATTCTTATCTGGTGTTTCTTTTGACATTGAGACAGGCGCTTTATCTGGCATTTGCTTTGGTAAGCGTAGCTGTTCAACCAGAGCAGGACGTTCATCCGGATCAGCTTTGGCAATCGCTGCTACAGCTGTGTCTGTAGGCTTAATAGAACCGGAAAGTAGTTCCTGTTTTATTCCAGGTTCAATTTCATCGGCCGCATCGACACCTTTGGCATAATGCTCGGCACGTCGCACAGTATTTTTACTAATGCTATTTTCACGGGCTATTCTTTCACAGGTACGCTCCGATTTTTGGTTGTGCCCATTTTGGGCACAACCACTTTCGCTCATTAAAGTGTATTGATTGCCACGAAAACTTTCAGCTTGTTTTTCTGCTTCATACCTCTGCCCAATTAGATATTTCTTCTGCTGTGGCGTCAAATTCCTACGCCCCAGCTGATTACAGCAAATCCATGCAATGGCAGCATATCGGTCTGGAAATTCCTTTTCAAAGACCGTGTATTTAACTTCCGGATGTTCTTGAATGATACGAAACCGGTTATGACCATCCACGATGCAGCCATTCCAGACAATTAACGGGTTCAGCACAATGCCGTCCTGGAGAATGTTTTCTTCCAGCAGTTGGTATTCTTCCTCAGTCAGAGGTGGGATTTTTGACTCGAACTCAGGGTCAATCCGCAGTGGTTCATCCATCTCAACACCTCCGTTCGTATGCCGGTGTTACATAGTAGTCATATCCCATACGGATCTGACAGTAGGTGCAGATTTCTTTTACTGTCTGATTGTAATTCGCCCGCCGGATACGATAACTCCCTGTAATCTCAAAGTTTTCCCGGCAGGTGGGGCAAAGACAGAGCAGGGAAGCTCTGTCTTTGCCTTGCCGGATTACGCGCATCATGCACCGGCCTGAGAAAGCCCCAGGCTTGCACATACTGCTTTATCAATCAGTTCCATCTGCACTTTGGTCAGCCGACCAGCATAGCTGCGAAGGCGGTGCTTATCAATCACCCGCATCTGTTCCAACATGAACAGCGAATCTCCGTCATATTTCATTCCGGGGATCTTACTTAAAACAACGTGTGTCGGCAGATATGGCTTTTTGTCTGCCTGCTTTGTAGCGGGCGTAACGATCAGCGTTGGCGAATAAAAGTTACCTACGTCATTTTGCAGGATCAGCACAGGGCGGATACCACCGTGCTCACAGCCGTAGGCGGGATTTAAGTTAGCGAAGTAAATTTCTCCGCGATGATATTGTTTGAAATCTCGATCCATTGTGTATACTCCTTCCTTGTAGATATGTTAAAGGAGCCAGAACACGGAAAGGGGCTTTCCGGTCATGGCTCCCATAAATTTCTTAAGCGGTTATTTTCTCACATTTGTCCTCGACATCCCTGAGAATCGGGAAATCATCAGGCGGCAGCTTGCTGGGCTGCTCCATAGGCATCTAACCTCCCCGCCTTCCTTGTGGCCGGGCTGCGAATTACAGAAGTATCATTATCCCTGTATGCCGTCCTGGCCCTGCCGGTTGCAATCCGGTATTTTGTGGCAAATATGGTTCGCTCGCCTCCGGGTGGAGGGTCATGGCGTACTGCCTGTCTGGCTCTGGCATACAGTAATGTACCTGATGAATGGGTATTCAGTTGTCAAACTTCCATTGAAGGAATTTCTTTTTCCTTACACGAATAAGTTTAGCGGAAGCCGCCCAAAATTACGTTGGCCTTGCAGGCCCACTTTTGTTGGCCTGATAGGCCAACTTTTCTGATAAGGCCGTTCCTTCAATGTGTACTGTTAAATATTTTTTGCCACACGGGACAACTGTTCTATGATATTAAGCAGATCATTTTTCATTGCGTCTCTGGCCGGTTCCTTTCCCATGAGAAGATAATCTGTACTTGTATGGAGCGTTACCGCAAGCTCAATTAACAGATCAATCGAACAGGCACGTGCTCCTGTCTCCATTCGGCTAATATGCTGTTTTTCACTACCTATGCGCATTGCCAGTTCCTCCTGTGTCATCCCTTCTTCTTTCCGCAATGAGCGGATTCTCTTTCCAAAAGCTTCAGGATCAAAGTACATAATTTTTCCTTTCCGCCTGTGCGAAAAGCGGCAAAGGATACAAACTCTGCATCGGTTTCCCATCTCACAGCCTGAAAATGAGCGCAAAAAGAGAAGGGTACTGATACTGCGTTTTTGAAGAAACATACACAATATTTGTATCCTCAGCCCTTAATGCATATCAGGCTTTCGATATTTTTTTGAAAGCCCTGCCGGAAAGCAAAAGAAGGCCGCCGACAGAGCCGGACTCCAAATTTGGAATCCAATTCTGCCAGCGGCCTCTCATGTAATGTCTGGTTAAACCTCTGGAATTGTTGCGGTATATGACCTGGAGAAGGATTTACGCAGCCTGTTTCATCTCAACCTGTCCGTCGTTATACCTGTGTATTCATTTTTGTCAAAGACCGGCGTATCTGCCAGTCTCATTGACTTCGCCTTTGGGGGCATAGATGTCAATCCGGTCGTGCCGACGCCCCATTATTTTTCTGACCATCACAGCATGGCATTTCGTACATTCCACCTTGATCGTGCCGCCGGAATTTTTATATCCAACGGAGATCGCACCGCAATTTGGACAATGCCATGAGAATGGTCGCCAAAGTTCATTTTCCTGCATAAATCCATCCTCCCTCTATGGCTTTGTCACTTTGCTGCTGTTAAAAATTTCTCCGCCAGCTCCCTGCCGGTATAAACAGGGATCAGCTTTGTCTTCGCATACGCCAGTATCTGTACCGCCTGGTGGCAATGCTCACATTCCATCCAGCCGTCCGTTTCCTCCAGATAGAGGTCGTGATTCAATGCGCCGCAAATCGGGCAGCGTACATCATAGGTTTCCATTGTCAGAACACATCCTTTCCTGATTTATCGTAAAAGGCCGGTGTTACAGGGCCTTGATGACGTGTTTGGCCACGCCCTGTACAATGAGCTGTTTCACCCGTATTTCTCTGTCCGGATACTTCTTTTGATTTGCATAACGAAGAATTACATCACCATTTTCCTCATCAATTCCACCGAAGATTTTCAGGGTATTCTCATTGTCTTCATCCAGTGCGACGACAATATCGCCGACCGCCGCTGTATCTTGCATTCTGATAACGATCAGATCTTCATCCTCAATGCCCGCATCTACCATGGAATCCCCTTTTGCACGAAGGATATAGAATTTTCCGTCGCCGAAAATGGATTTAGGAAGACTCACATATTCCTCCACGCTTTCTTCTTCACGCTCCGGATCGCCGCAGCGAATACTGCCAACTACCGGCGCAGAGAAGTACCCGGAGGTACATTTGCCAACCTGCTTTGTCACAATAGTCTTACCATCATAAGAAAGCATACCGCGTTCATTCATGGCGACAAGGTAGCGATAGGAAGTCGCCTTTGACACGCCCACGCCTTGTGCAATCTCATTTACAGACGGAGAGACGTGGTTTTCACGGTAATACTGGTCAACAAAGGTACAGATTGCATTCATCACTTCCGGGTTCTTGCTTCTCATGGTCATTCCTCACATTCTAAATGAAACGGCTCGTTTCAGATGCTTATATTATAGCGAACACCTGTTCTTTTGGCAAGGGATATTTTGCCAAGAAAAATGAGATGTCGCCGGTTGACGACATCTCAGGCAAAAAACATAACAGCTATTCAATTTT